CTTGAGGAGGTTGGAAAACTTTTACCGGCGAACTGTGAAATCAGGGGCGTGCAGTTTGGCGAGAATAAAGTTTTGTCCGACAAGGAAAAAGAAAAGTACGTCAACATTAAAGCCAAAATGTTTGATTTGCTTGCGCAAGATTTGAAACCCGACGACGGTCTGGTTTTAATACCTGATAGCGTTTACGAGGACGAACTCCCAACAATTCTTTTTCGCTACGATAAAAAAGGGCGCATGTACATCGAATCAAAAGACGAGTATCGCAAGCGAACTGGACGACCGTCGCCTGACCGCGCCGATTCAATGGCATTAGCTAACTACGGTAGGCATGAGGCCTTGACAATCGGAAAATTTTCAAACGAGTATGTGCAAGATGCGCAAGACGACAATAACCGACCAAGGACAATGGCCGGCAGTTTGAATTCACAAAGGAATTGGTGAATATTATGGCGATGTTTCGTTTCGGCAAACAGAAATCAGCACCACAAGAAATCCTACTTGAAGACAAAACGCCGCAGAATTCTGACAACCAGCCGCAAGCGACCGCGCCCGTTGCAGATCCGCTTCCGCAAGCGCTTGATAGTCTTGGACGCCCAATTCAAAACCCGCAAGGACCTCCGGGAAATAACACCGACTCATCAAACGCTTTGCCAATGGGCGGACCAATTCAGCAGTTAAAAGCCGTGGGCTCATCGGGCTCAGAACTTTTTGCTGGTTACTTCACTGAGGAGTATCTCCAAACCTTACGCGGATATTTGGGCGCAAAGAAGTTTGACGAAATGCGCAGATCAGACGCGATTGTGCGAATGGTATTAAACGCAATGAAAAATCCGATCAAAGGCGGAACGTTTGAACTCGAAGCTGCGGACCCGACGCTTGTCCCCAATGCCCAACAGCACGCCGACCTCGTGGACCATATTCGCACAACTATGATTGACTGGGATACGCACTTAAATGAGGCGTGCTCTTGTATTGATTTCGGTTACGCGCTTTTTGAACAAGTTGACCAACCGGTCATCAATCATCCAAGATTTGGGTCATTCAACGGCCTTGCAGGTCTTGGCTTTCGGTCCCAGAAAACAATCAGGCGTTGGAAAGTCGATAGGCAATCAGGAAAATTAAACCAAGTGGAACAATGGGTCTTGGGTGATTTAACACCTCAAGGCGGCACCATTGTAAATATGGACGCACAGTTTTTAGCGATTATGTCCAATGAAAAGGAAGGCGACAATTACGAGGGCATCGGTGTCCTTCGGCCTATGTACGGGCCATATTTTAGAAAGAATTTATATTTAAAGATTGCAGCAATTGGTGCTGAGAAAGCTGCAATCGGTACACCTGTTGGAACCATTCCGGCACAGAAAAAACAAGATGACCCGGAAGTTTTAAATTTCATCAAGGTCTTACAAAACTTTGTCGCGCATGAGACCGCGTTCATTACAATTCCGCAAGGCTGGACGGTTGAATTTACCAAGAATGATTTTGACCCGCAAAAAATGGTAGCGCTGATTCAGTTTGAAAATACGGAAATGATTATGTCAGCGGTCGCAAACTTTTTAGCTCTTGGCATGGGCGGCTCAAGTGTGGGCTCGTTTGCGCTTGGTGATTCGCTTGGCGAATTCTTTCTTGCCAACTTACAAAGCATCGCAAATATTATTTGTGGTGTGTGGAACCGCGTAATCATTCCACGACTTGTGCGTTTAAACTTTGGTCCGCAACAAGCATATCCAGTTTTAAAAGCGTCTAATATAGACAGTAAAGCTGGCGAAGACCTAGCCAAGGTTTTAAAACTATTAAGCGACGCACAAGTTATTCGTCCCGATCAGCCGCTTGAAGATCTCATTAGGAAACTATATCAGCTTCCAAAAGCTGACCTTGCTACAAAACGGGAAGTTAAACCGACCGGCGGTCTAGGAGTTGGTGGAGGCGGCGGATCTTTTGCGGAAAAGAAAATCAAGTTGTCCGAGAAATGGAAACGGCGACAAATTAAGCTTGCGGAGACCTACAAAAAGCAATGGGACATCGATAAAGGGTCAGTGAAAAAAGTTATGCAGGATAATTTAAAATCGATCTTGCAAAACTATGAGGGTCAAATCAGGTCTGGTTGGAAAAACGCGACCGCGGCGCAAAGAAGAAATCTAGCGCTACAGTTAACGCCAAAAGGTGTTTCAGATTTTAAAAACGCTTTGCAGGAAATACTAGCACAGGTCGCGACAAATGCACTGGCCGCGGCGAAAAAAGAAACGCCAAAAGCAAGTAAACTAAATATTAAACTCAGCGACCGAATTCGTTTGGCCGTAAAAGCGCCTCGTGGTGGTTACTTCGACGCACTTCCAGATGCAATTAAGAACATAATTAAAAATGCTGCAGGCCTTGTGGTGCAGACACAAACAGCGGATTTAAATAAAATAGTGACCTTCCAATTTGCAAGTTCAGCCGATTCAACACAGGACGTTGACCAAGTTTTAACCGATATTGACGGCGCCGTTTTACCAACACTTGATGACGGCGCGACTGGCCAGGGAATGAGCATTGACGCCGCGGCGGGGAATGCAGTTTCAAGGGCTGTAAATCAAGCGCGCATGGAATGGTTTTTTGAGCCCGAGGTGCTTGACACTTTAGAGTCTTTTACTTTTACAAACGAAGACCCGGTAAGCCCTATCTGCCAAGAACTTGACGACACTACGTGGGCAAAGGGTGACCCGGACATTGACCGCTACACACCGCCGCTTCACCACAACTGTAAATCAAGAATTGTGCCTAACGAAAATGGCGACCCCGATAACCCAGATATTAGTCGCGGAACCGCGGTTAGTCAGAAGGCGCTCGACTCAATGACTTTACATGAATGCAAGCGTCCTTTTAATTTGGATTTCAAGTTGGTGGAACCTAGACGTTAAGATTTTGGACTTGACAAAATAAAACTAAACACCAAGGCTGACATTTATGCGCGTTCAAGGAAGTAATGCGTTCTCAATAATTCTGGATGAATCAGCGTCCACCGTTCCAAATCAGGTGCAAGTCCTACGCACGGGCAAGTTCAACCATCCGCAATACGGGAAATTCGACATCACAACGCAAGTTCTTTCGGACATGGTGCAAAACTTTGCGGCCAATGTTCGCGGCGTCGATTTAGCTTTTGATTACTTCCATGACTCCGATAAAGAAGCGGCGGCTTGGGTGAGCCAACTTTATTTAACTGAAGACGGTCAAGAACTTTGGGCCGTTGTCGAATGGACGCCGACCGCTTCACAAAAACTTTCCGACCGCGAACTTAGATACTTTAGCCCGGACTTTGCGTTTAAGTGGACCGACCCAGAATCGGGCGTGTCTTACAACAACGTTTTATTTGGTGGTGGGCTCACCAACAGACCTTTTGTAAAGGAAATGAAAGCCATTGTGGCGAATGAAAATAAAGGAGAAAACAACATGACAGAATTTGAACAATTAACCAAATCGGTTACTGAATTAAGTGCGAATGTTTTAAAGCTTTCCGAGGGGCAAGCTGCCATGCAAAAGCAAATGGCTTTAATTCCACCTCCGAAAGCGCCGCTGCCGCCCGCACCTCCCGCACCTGCTGATCCTACGAAAAAAACACCGCCGCCTCCCAGTCCTAAACTCAGTGGTGCACCGGACCCTTCAGCCGGCGGACAAGACGGCGAGCCTGAGGATGTAAATTCCTTGAAAGCACAAATTGCGGCATTGCAAGCGCAGCTTTCAAAATCCAACACAGACGCAAGTGCTGCAATGGCAGAAGTTTCAACCTTGGCTGAACGAATCAACAGAAAAGAAAAAGAAGCGGACTTCAATGTTTTGCTTGCCGAAGGTAAGTTGATTAAGGCGCAAAAAGACGCCTACATGGCAAACGACGCTAAGAAATTGGCCGAACTTGCAATGCCTCTAAATCCTGGAAAAGGTGATGTTGGCGTTGACACCGGGGCTGAGGGTTTCGCTGAGAAAAATGAGAAAATAGTAAAACTTGCGGAACAAAAAGTGAAAGACAATCCAAAACTTGCTTATTCCGAGGCGATGTCTTTGGCAAAACGTGAAGTGATCGGGATTTCTTCTCGCCTCTAAGTTTTAAATTTTTAACAAGGAGTTTATACAATGAGTACTTTTTCAAAACCAAGAACACAGACATTCTTTGCTAACGGTGCAATTACCGCTGGCCAGCCGGTGAAGGCGGTTACTGACGATAAGCACGTTACCCCGTGCACAGCGGCTTCTGATAAAGTCATCGGGATTGCAATGAATACGACTACCACTTTAGGCGATGTTGTCGAGGTCGCAATCAACGGCGGTGGTGCAAAAGCACTGGCCGACGGAACAATTGCAATGGGCGACGTACTTGTTGCCGACGGAACAGGCGTTATTGTTTCCACCACTACGGGTGACCGAATTGTGGGCGTTGCAATGCAGGCCGCGGTTTCAGGTGATTTATTTTGGATGGAAGTAGCACTCGGTCTTCACTATTAATTTTGAAAAGGGATTTTTTCAAAAAAAATTTAAAAAAGGAGTTTTAAATGTCAACACAGTTAAAGGGTATAGTAGACCCGCTGTTATCAAACGTGTCGTCAGCGTATATTCCAGACGGGTGCATCGCTGATGAATTGCTTC